TCATTTAGTTATATTTAGAAAACGGGGTGAAAACATAGAACAAGTGCATCAGTCCTTTTTGGAAGGCTGGAGTTACTCAGACCAAATAGAATATTTAAATGAAGTGGCAGACAACTTTGATTTAAATTCTGGATATGTAGATAACACCCGAGGCGAGCTAGAAGACCGTGGATTAGACGTTCGATGGAGGTCTATGCATTTTACAAGAAAAAGTAAAAATACTATGGCACAAGTCTTTGAAAAATTCGCCCACGAGGGTATATTAAAACTAATAAAGGATGAGCGACAGAAGCAACAGATTTTGTCCGTCAGCAATGAATTAAAAGCTCCTGATACTCCAATGGGACACGGGGATGCTTTTTTCTCAATTGCTATGGCGTTACAAGCTGTTCATGACACGGCATACAAATTTGTAGACTTAGGTAGTGCTACAGATTGGTTGAATGCTATGAGTCCGGGGGAGACCCCCGAGAGCCGAAAGCAAGGGCGAGATGAGATGAAAGGGGCAACCCCTAATGACACACCTGCTTCTAATCCTTTACAGATGGAACCAGTTAACCCTAGTGTGATAGCTGAATCTGCACCAAATCCACAATGCAAGGAGGCTGTCTGTAACCCTAACTTTTGGGTACCAGAGCGGGGACTTTGTATATATTGTGGACACAGGAATAATTAAATAACAGGAGAATAATAAAAATGACATTAAAAGATAAACTACAGGCACGTATTGAAAATAAACCCCTAATCACTGACCAAGCAAATATTATATTAAATCATAGGTATCTTTTAAAAAATTCTGATAATGAAGTTATTGAAACTCCTGAAGAAATGTTCAAACGAGTTGCAGATGCTGTAGCTAAAATTGACACAGATTATATGGAATTAGATGTTGAAGCTGAACTGACAGCAAAAGATTTTTATTCAATTATGAGTAACTTAGAATTTGTTCCTAATTCACCAACATTAATGAATGCGGGTACTGAGCAAGGAACTCTGTCTGCTTGTTTTGTATTGCCTTTAGAAGATAGCATGGAAGACATTATGAAAGCCGCTACAGATACTGCGATGGTTCAAAAGTTTGGTGGGGGGACTGGGTTCTCTTTATCCCATCTAAGACCTAGAGGAGATAAAATACAATCAACTCATGGAATTGCTTGTGGACCTATAGAGGTATTAAAGACACTATCAAGAGTTTCTTCTATGATTACACAGGGTGGTAAAAGAGATGGAGCTAATATGGCAGTGATGTCTATATATCATCCAGACATATTAGATTTTATTGATTGCAAAAAGGTTGAAGGAGAAATACATAACTTCAATATTTCCGTTGGAGTCGATTCTGATTTTATGCAAGCCGTTAAAAATAACATGGACTACAATTTAGTAAATCCTAAAACTAATGAAATAACTGGAAAACTTAACGCAAGAGATGTATTTAATAAAATAGTTACTGGGGCATGGAGAAATGGTGAACCCGGCATGATATTTTTAGACAGGGTTAATAAAGATAACCACGTAATTAGTGAG